TAGTTACAATCAAACGACTGGTGTTCTTAAGTATTGGCAGGATAGAACTTCTTTTGGGTTTACATCTGCTGGAATTGGAGTTACAAACCCAACTTACGGATTTAATGTAACGGAATTTACCTCTTCTCCAGATACTGGAGGGAATATTCAAATTACACCCTCATCTGGATCTATTTTGGAGATTGATGCAAACTTTACCGGTATCACAACCGTAATAAATAATCGTACATATTATCTTGGTCAGTCATTTACAAGTGGAATTGCAGGTCCTGAAGTTAAAAAACATGCAGGAAATATTATTTACGTTGATAACAGACCTTCAATTACTAGATCATCTAACCAAAAAGAAGATATCAAAATTATTTTGCAGTTCTAAAGAATTATGCCACAGCAAACGAACCTCAATGTAGCACCATATTTTGATGACTTTGATCCGGTAGATGACTACCATAAGGTGTTATTTAAACCTGGATATCCAGTTCAGGCAAGAGAATTAACTACTTTACAATCGATTCTCCAAAATCAAATTGAAAAATTTGGGCAGCATTTTTTTAAAGAAGGTGCAAAAGTAATTCCTGGTAATACCGGGTATACTCAATTATATTATTGTATTCAATTACAAAATACTTATCTGGGAGTTCCTGTAGCAGCATACGCTGAACAATTAGTTGGAACTAAAATTATAGGTGAATCTTCTGGAGTAAGTGCTGTTGTAGATAAAGTTCTTCTACCAGAAAATTCTGAGAGAGGAAATCTTACTCTTTATATTAACTATTTAAATTCAAGTACCACAAATAATGCAACTCAAACTTTCTCTGATGGTGAAAATTTAACCTGTAATCAAATTATCTCTTCTGGTCTTCTTGGGAACACCACTATTGCTATTGGAGCTCCTTTTGCAACAACAATCCCTGACGAAGCATCTGCTACTGGATCTGCTTTCCAAATTCAAGAGGGAGTATATTTTGTTCATGGACATTTTGCCAATGTTAACACAGAAACTTTAATTCTTGATCAGTATGGAGATAGTCCTAATTATAGAGTTGGTCTATTCGTAAACGAACAAATTGTAAATGCTGATGAAGATGACTCATTAAATGATAATTCTCAAGGATTTAATAATTATTCGGCACCAGGTGCAGATAGACTTAAGATTTCTTTAAGTTTATTTAAAAAACCACTAACTGACTATAATGATGATCAATTTATTGAATTATCTATTATTGAATCAGGAAATATCAAATCTCAAACCAAAAGAGGAGATCTTGGTGGAGGAGTAGGATATAAAGACTGGACAGATATTCTTGCAAGTAGAACATATGCAGAATCTGGCGATTATTATGTAAAGGCATTTGATTTATCTGTACATGAATCACTTAACAACGGAGTTGGAAATAGAGGAATATATAACGCAGGTCAATTAACTTTTGGAGGACAAACTCCATCTGATGACCTCATGTTGTACAAATTCTCTCCAGGTAGAGCATTTGTACGGGGTTATGATATTGATATTAGTAGTGTAACTTTTATTGATGTTCCTAAGCCAAGAACAACTGCAACTATTGAAGATCAATCAATAATTTATAATACTGGTCCAACTTTAAGAGTTAATAGAACTTGGAGATCACCTGATGTTGGAGTTGGTAATACATATATTCTTAGTTTAAGAGATCAAAGAGTTGGTCTTGCAACAGATGGAACTGGTGGTACTCCCGCACCAGCAGGCAGAGAGATTGGTGTTGCTAGAGTATATGATTACAGATTAGAATCTGGATCTTACAACACATCCAATGACACCCTTAATGAGTGGAACCTTTCGTTGTTTGACGTTCAAACAACAGTAGATTTAGTTCTCAATCAAGCAACAAGCCTATCTGTTCCTACTTTTGTACAAGGTAGTAGGAGTGGTGCAACTGCATTCCTTAAGGATGCAATTTCAAACTCAAATGCAGTATCAGTCTATGAAGTTGAGGGAGATTTTATCACAAATGAACCTTTAGTATTTAATGGTATTAATGACGGCAGAATTGCTACAGCAGTAACATCTTATACATTATCGGATGTAAAATCTGTTTTTGGAAGTAATGCTAGATTGACCGGTGTCTCCACTTTTGCTGCTGATGTTGTTCAGACTCCAATAATTAGAGTTGGTGTCGCAACTATATCCCCTGCGTCTAGTGGTGTAAGTACAATAAGAAGCACTAGTAATGCCCTTCCTGGATTATTTAAAGTTGGTGACCTTGTAGAATACACTAATACAAATTTAACATTAACTGATGTTTCACTTGCAAGAGTTTCAAATGTTGGAATTGACAGTATTGGAATTACTGCGGTAACTAACGTACCTGGAATTGCATTTGGTGCTCTTCCAACTGTAAGCCTTAATGTAAGTGATCTCAAACTTGTAACTACAAAACTTGATCCTTCTTCTGATAGTACTCTTTATACTAGATTACCAAGAACTGATATTGAGTCTGTAGATTTTACTAATGCAAGTTTAACTATAAGAAAAGTCCTGAGTGTTGATATTGCTAGTGGTCAACTCTCTTCTAATATATCTGCAGGTCCAAATGAAACATTCTTACCATTTGACGAAGAAAGATATGCTCTGATTAGATCAGATGGTACAACTGAAGCATTGTCTGCTGATAAACTCACTATTGCCAGTGGGGGGACAGCACTAAACATCTTTGGTCTTGGGTCTAATGATACAGGTGCTTCTTTAATTGTTTCATTAAAGAAGATTAAACCTACATCAAAAATTAAAATTAAAAATAGAGTTAAATCTATTATTGTTGATAAATCAAATAGTGCATCTTCTGGTATTGGATCAACAACCTTAAATGATGGATTGGTCTATGGTGGTGGTAATTATCCATATGGAACCAGAGTTCAAGATGCTACTATTTCTCTAAATGTTCCAGATGTCATTGATGTTCATGGTGTTTTTGAATCTTCTGATACTAACAATGCCACAGCACCAAAAATTTCTTTAATTAATATTAATAGTACATCAACTACAACTGGGGAACTAACAGTTGGAGAATCTTTTATAGGACAAACATCTGGAGCAAATGGAATTATTGCAGAAACCCTTACATCTGCACAAATTTCATATATATCCAAAAATGATAGTAAATTTGTTGAAGGAGAAACTGTAATTTTCCAAGAGACGGCAATTCAAGCAATTGTATCCGTTATTACCTCTGATAGTTTTGATATTTCCGAAAACTATAAATTTAGAACTGGTCAAGAGGATACCTTCTATGATCAGGGAAGAATTCTAAGAAAAGAGAATAAATCTGCTCCTGCTAAGAAACTGAAAATTTATTACAAGAGTGCATCTTTTGATTCAACTGATAATGGAGACCTCACTACTGTAGAATCTTACAAAAACTTTAATTATAGTACAGAAATTAAAGGTATAAATGGTGATGCTAATACCGATATAATTGACATTAGGCCAAGAGTTTCTGAATATACGGTTGCTGAAGGAGTAAGATCTCCTCTTGAATTTTTTGGAAGATCATTTAATGCTGATGGAAATTCGGCATCAAATGCTTTAGCATCTGATGAAGCAATCTTAACAACATTTAGTCATTATCTTGGAAGAATTGATAGAGTTTTCTTAGATAAGAAAGGTAAGTTCCAAATTTTATATGGGACCCCATCAGAAATTCCACAACCTCCAAATCCAATTGATAATGCTTTGGAAGTTGCTACAGTTACTCTTCCACCATATCTCTATAAAGTCAGTCAGGCATCTTTAAGATTCTTGGAGCATAAGAGATATCAGATGCGGGATATTAAGAAACTTGAGAATAGAATCTCAAGTCTTGAATATTATACATCTTTATCTTTACTTGAAGCAAATACAGCAAATCTGTTTGTTCCAGATGGCGAGGGATTGAATAGATTTAAATCTGGTTTCTTTGTTGACAATTTTACTGGATTTAATGCTCAAGAAACAAGCGCACCAATCAAGAATAGTATTGATAGGGCTCACAAAGAAATAAGACCAAGACATTATACAAACTCTATTGATCTCATTTTTGGACCAGTCGTAAATGTCGATCCAACAGCAGACCTAAATTTTGCAGTTGTTGAGGGAAATAATATAAGAAAAGCAAACGATGTCATTACTCTTGATTATAGTGAAGTTGAGTATATTAATCAACCGTTTGCAACTAGAACAGAAAGTGTAACGCCATTCTTAATTAGTTTTTGGCAGGGAACAATGGAATTGAACCCTGCATCTGACACTTGGGTAGANACTGTAAGAATTGAACCTAAGGTCATTGATGTTGAAGGTGATTATGCTTCTCAAGTTGCACTTCTTGAGCAAACAGAGGGTCTTGATCCCCAAACTGGATTTGCTCCTGTTATTTGGAATTCGTGGGAAACTAATTGGACTGGATTTGAATTTAATGATACAACCACAAGAAGAACAACAACAAGTAGTGGTGGTAGAAGAGGCGTTGGTGGTTGGATCAATGGTGGTAGCGGCGTAGCAAGATG